TTTGATGCACGTGATACAAAGTTATGACACGGCGTTCAGTAAAAAGGAAACAGCGGACTTTAGTGCCATCACCACGTGGGGTGTATTTAAACCCGTGGAACACGGCCCACCGCACATTATCCTTTTAGCGATGCGAAAGGGACGTTGGGATTTTCCCGAACTAAAAGAGATTGCCTTCGATGAATATAAATACTGGGAACCAGAAACAATCTTGATTGAAGCGAAAGCTTCTGGTATGCCCTTAACACAGGAGCTACGTCAAGTAGGAATTCCTGTAGTAACTTATACGCCTAGTAAGGGCAATGATAAGCATGTACGTGTAAACTCCGTAGCTCCCATCTTTGAAGCAGGACAAGTATGGGCACCTGATGAACGTTGGGCAGAAGAAGTGATTGAAGAATGCGCCGCTTTCCCTTATGGTGATCATGATGATTTAGTCGATTCAACGACACAAGCGTTGCTTCGATTTAGACAAGGCAACTTTATTCAATTGGAGTCAGATTATATGGATGAACCAAAAATATTAGTAGGTGGTGGTAGAAGTTATTATGGCTAAAGGTACAACAAGTAAAATTAAAAGAGCCGATAGCTTACTAAAACGATCTTCTTTGGATTTATTAACACAAAAAATGCTACGTGATATTAAGATATTAGAGGTACGCGATAGACGTAGGAAGTCACTGAAAAGAAAATGAGTAGAGGTCAATTAATAAAAGAAGGTATTGAAACAGTTTTTGATAATATTGGTACTTTCTTAAAAACTGCAAAAAGTCCTTATGCAAAAAATAGGAGAATATCAAAGATAGCAGCGGAGAGAGGTTATCGCCGTGCAGGATCTGGTTCTCAAGAATTTTATCCTGAAGAGTTATTATATCTTGATAAAAAAAGAAAAGGAGGACCAAGATGGAAATTAAAAGATCCTAATTTTGGAAAGAAAAATAATCTTATAGTAAAATTAGATGAGGATGGAATTCCTATTTCTCATACGATAACCGCAAGAGGTGTGGACAAATACGGTAGAATAGCAAGACGAGATGAGGGTGGAAAGATAATAGGGTATGTTAAACCAGAAACTTTTGAGTCAGGAGCAAGAGGGACAGGAAATTACAAAAGAAGTGAAAAAGATTTAGAACAAGTTAAAAAACTACGCGACATGATAGCTCAAAGTAGAATACAACAAGAAAAAATTACCGATGGTTATATAAATGAGTTTTTTATTCAAAATCCCGATTTAGCAGATATTTCAAAAATAGATAACAATGTTCTTGCACAGTTACAAGATTTTATACCTCCATACGAGATGGGTACTTCTAAAGGTAAAAAAATTAAAATAGCTACAATTAAAAAAAAATTAAATGAGAAAGGTCTTTTTGAATTTAGACCTAGATTTGTACCAGACGAAACAAAAGAGTTAGTAAAAAATTATCTTTTAGATAATGATAAATGGAAAACAATAAGCACTCCGCAAGTTATTGAAGATTTAAATTTACAAGGTCAAATATCACCAAGCACACTAGGTAAACTAAGAAGAACTGGATTTGGAACAAATAAAAATTTATCTCCTATCGGTAAAGATAGAACAAGTTTAGATAAAGCTCGTAGGGATTTTAATAGAATGGTTTCATTGAAATATGGTGGGGATCCTAAATCACCTGTTCGTAATAGATTAGCACAAGCTTTTGCTGATTACATGGGTGATGCTTTTGGTGTTGGTAGAAAACAAGGTTATACACCAGAACAAATTCAAGAAGGTTTTAGATTTGTTGAGGATACAGAGCTGGCATTTAATACTCTTGAAGGACAGGCTTATCAAGAAATGTTTGAAAATTTACAAGCTATTAATAAACGTAAACTAGCAGAAATAAATGGCGAAAGAGCAGCGCAAGGATTAGATCCTGTAGGTTTTTTTGACAAAGAAGTAGAAGATGTGATGTTAACAATGGGACATGCACGTTTAAATGCTGGAACAGGGAAAGTAGGTGCTTTTGATTTATCAAAAATAGAACCAGAAACAATGGCAAAAAACAAGCTAGCCTTAAAATTAGGAATAGAATTAAAAAATGCCATAAAAAAAGATGATCTCCGTGCTGTCGACAGGGTGGTAACAGAAATGATAAATAACAACATTCGTCATGAAGTAATATTACCTGGTAGAAAGTTTAAGGGAACTGGTGAATTAGAAGGTTTAGAAACTACCATCGATGATACATTTATCATAGGAGGAGAAGCACCAGAGCCTTTTCCTCTTGAACCTTTAGCTGATGGTGGCATGGTAGGAGAGAATGTGCTAGAAGAACCTATGGTTGATGAAGAAACAGGAATGTTAGATTACTTATCTGATAAGAAGAAACAATTTGAAGATTTTACAGGCATCACAAAAATGGATGAAGCCTTACAAGATTATGTTGAAGAAGATTTAGGTGGTAATCCTTTTAGAGCCGTGCCTGTTGCTATAAGCAAAATATTAAAAATACCAGGAGCAATAAGAGATTTTTACGTAGATAATCAAAATAAAGTAAATCAAACTTTAGAGGAGAATGCTATTCTTCAAGAACAAGAAGGCAATACAGAAGTCGCTGATCAAATGAGAAGTCTTAAAAGTGGAGATGGTATATTAGGATCTTACAATAATCCGATTACAATTGGAGGGGGCTTTCTTGATCTTATGACGTCTCCTCTACAAGAGGGTTATGAAAATATGTTTACCGATGATGACCATTTTTATAATCCTTTTACGGGTGAAAAATTTATGGCAGACACAGCCTTTAAAAAAGGTATTGCTGCAGGTGCCACAGTTGGATTAACAGCAATTGAAGTTATGTTAGCATTTAACCCAATAAAAATTAAAGCAATTGGTAGAATGCCACCTGGCAAAGCAAGAGCCGTTCTTCAAGTAGGAGCTGATTTACTAGCAAATGCAGGCGCTATAATTGTTCCTTATGAAACGAAAGAATCAAATATTCGTGATTTGTTTGGTATAACTGAAGAAATAAGAGATCAGATGGATAAAGCGGAGGAGATTCAAAAAGAAGTTATAAAAGGAGATCAAGCAGATCCTCTTAATCCAGGTGGTCCAGGTATAAATTATGCAGACGGGGGTATGATTGGTTTACCACCAGAGTTTACAGGAGAATATGCAGAAACAAAACTAGCCATGGGCGGTGAGCCAGGACAATTTAGCAATCCAACGCCGTCAGGTTTAGAAGAAGAGATTGACATTGGCGATTACTTGTTAGATGCACCATACGAGTCTGTCGAAGACTTAGATAATTTATTTGATATTACACGATCAGCAGAAGATGCTTTTCAACGAGACAGTGGTTTTTTAGATGATCAAGTTGTTGAAGTAGCAAGTCGAGGTGATGCACTGAAAGAAGGTATAAAATATGTTTTAGGTGAAGTGCCAAACTGGGTTAGACAAGGTAAGGAAAGAATACAAAAAATTCTTCCTAAAACAGGACAAGATCTTATCGATGAAATAGAAACACGAGCATTAAGCGAAGGACTAACACCAATAACAAGATCCGAACCAGGACAGTTATTTTACTCACGACTAGAAGCAGAACTCATGCAAGGGCCGAAAGTATACGAGAGTCTTGATGCGTTTAAGAAATATACGCAATCACGAAATATTGGAAAAGTAGAACTATTTGATTCAGAGTTAGAGAGAATTATTTCAAGTGCTCAAGCAGCAGGTAGACCAATTACAAGAGAGCTTGTATTAGGAGCATTAAAAGAATCACCACTTTCAAAAGTACAATCAAAAGGATATGGGTTTTTATCAGACGCTTTTGATGGCAAACAAAGAAGTCTTAAATATCCAGGTTACAAAGAAGATGGGGCACTGCCAGGAACCGATAGAGAGCGGTTGTTGTTCGTTGATCCGAATGACTTGCGCGGTGATCCAGGAAGATTGCCTAGCACTGTATCGCCCCATAGCTGGGAAGAACCATACACGATTGCTTGGTCGCGGCTCTCGGACCGTGATCTAGGCGGCGCTTATACTGGTAAGACCGTCACGTTCGCTGATGAAATACAGTCAGATATTTTTCAAGCGGCACAAAAAACAGCAGGCAAACTTGCAGCAAAAATAAAATACATGGCGGAGAACAACGTTCCGTTAGACACGATGAAAAATGAATTACAAAGAGACATGATGACGTTCTTCGCGGACAAAGGCTCGGTATACAGAGAGAGCTTACCAGGCGCCGCTGAATTACAAGTAGAGATGCAAGCATTAATGGATTTACAAGATCAACTAACAGCTTTAAAGAATACACCTGTACCAGAGATTACCGATGACATGCTCGACGCTGCAAAGAATATTAGGTATCAACAAAACGATATTATTGACAACATGACAGAGGAGTTAAATTTACAATTAGTTAAAACATTGTATCCAAACTTACCTTTCAAGTTACGCGGACAATGGGCCGATGCCAGTATCAAACGAGATATTTACGAAGCGGCGTATCGTAAGTTTGTTTTAAAAGATCCAAACGCTACGGATTACTACGCGGTAACACCAGCAAACTTAGTCACAGCGAGATACTCGCATGCAGGATCTTCGGCAACATCTCAAGCAGAGAGGGCAGCTGATAAAGCAGAGAGAATAAAAAGATGGGTAGATGGTGGTATGGAAGGAGAGTTAGCTCCGTCGAGATACCCTGGCATTGGTATGTATGAGTTCTACGGTGGACCTGGTGCTGATGTTGTGACCGACACAGGAAAACATTACACCAGTGAAATAGAGAAAATACTAAAACGTATTGCAAATGAAAACCAAGTTCCGTTGGAAACATTACCAGTTAAAATATCAGATTATAAACGCGAAGTGTTTCAAGTGGTGGACAGAACAACAGGCGAAGTTCTTGGCTCTGGTAATACAGGAAGACAAGCAGATGCAATTGCTAACGATATTATTGCTAACTCAGATAGAAAGGTTATTGTCAAAAGAGCCGAAGAGTTTGACACGGCGCCTAGTTTTGGTATAGAATTAACGCCTTCAATGGCGGAGGCATTTAAAGCATACATGGCCAAGGGAGGTCTTGTAGAAGAGGAGATATTATTACCTTATGGCGATTGATAAAAGAGTTTTACCCGACATTCAAGAGGATGATCCACGTAGAGAAGCTGTCACTGTAAATATTGCAAACGAAGAAGTAGGAAACGTTTCAATGATGGAGGACGGTTCCGCTATTATCGGTGATGTATCACCAACACCAGACATGGATTTTGATTCTAACCTAGCTGAATTTATTGACGAGTCAGAATTAGGAATCATTGCTTCTGAATTGATGGACAAGTATCAACAAGATAAAACATCAAGAGAAGAATGGGAAAACAGTTATAGAAAAGGATTAGACCTTTTAGGATTTCAATACAAGGATAGAACTGAACCTTTTCAAGGAGCCAGTGGCGTTACACACCCACTACTAGCAGAGAGCGTTACACAATTTCAAGCACAGTCTTATAAAGAATTACTGCCAGCAAATGGACCCGTAAACACACAGATAATTGGTAAAACAGATCCTGCAAAAGAAGAGCAAGCAGAACGTGTAAAAGAATTTATGAATTATCAGATTACGCACGTCATGGAGGAGTATGATCCAGAGCTTGATCAAATGTTATTTCATTTACCTTTAGCAGGTTCAGCATTTAAAAAAGTTTATTATGATGCAGGACTACAAAGAGCGGTGTCTAAATTTATTTCTGCTGATGATTTGGTTGTGCCGTATTCGGCAACTGATTTATCATCATGTGAAAGAATAACTCATATTGTAAAAATGAGTGAGAATGAAGTTAGAAAACAACAAGTGGCTGGATTCTACAGAGACATTGAACTTCAATACACAGACAACGAAGATAAAATATTAGAAAAGGAAAGAGAAATTGAAGGCACTAAAAAAATTGGCGTTGATGAAGAATATACTCTTTTAGAAATACACGCTGATTTAAATATTGAAGGTGTTGATGAGGACGATGGTATTAAAGTTCCTTATATTGTTACTATTGATGAAGGCTCATCGGAAGTTTTATCTATTTATAGAAACTACAAAAAAGAAGATAACCTAAGAAGAAAAAATAAATATTTTGTTCATTATAAATTTTTACCAGGTTTAGGATTTTATGGATTTGGTTTAATTCATATGCTTGGTGGTTTATCAAGAACTGCCACAGCTGCTCTCAGACAGTTAATTGATGCAGGCACATTATCAAATTTACCAGCAGGATTTAAAGCAAGAGGACTTCGTATTACAGATGATGACGCTCCACTACAACCAGGTGAGTTTAGAGATGTTGATGCACCATCAGGTGATTTACGTGCAGGTCTTATGCCACTTCCTTACAAAGAACCAAGTGCAACATTATTTCAATTATTAGGTTTCTGTGTTGACGCGGGAACACGATTTGCAACTGTAGCTGATCAAAAAATTGGTGACAGTGTTGCAGCGAATGCACCTGTTGGAACAACAATGGCACTAATGGAACGTGGCACAAAAGTCATGAGTGCTATTCACAAACGACTACACTACGCACAAAAAGTAGAGTTTCAACTACTAGCAAAAATATTTAAAGAATCTTTAGCTCCTGGTTATCCTTACAAACCAGCGGGACAACAAGGATTAGAGATGATTAAACAACAAGATTTTGATGATCGTGTTGATGTATTACCCGTTTCTGATCCAAATATATTTTCTATGTCTCAACGTGTTACGTTGGCACAAACACAATTACAATTAGCACAAGCTAATCCTCAAGCTCACAACATGTATGAAGCGTACAGACGAATGTATGAAGCTTTAGGAGTAAAAGATATTGTTTCTATTCTCCCTACACCAAAACAACCACAACCAGTTGACCCTGGTATGGAAAATTCACAAGCTATTCTCGGACAAAAACTTCAAGCATTTAGAGGACAAAATCATTTAGCTCACATTGATGCACACCAAGCACTAATGACGTCCGTTTTAGTAAAAAATAACCCACAAAGTTTAATTTTATTAGAGTCACACATTATGGAACACGTTTCTTTACAAGCTAGAGAAGAAGTTGAAGAAGAATTAAAGCCAGAAATAGAGCAACAGGCACAACAATTTGGTGGACAACTACCTCAAGAGGCACAAATGCAAATTCAAGAAATTGTAGAAGCTAGAACAGCAGAGAAAATAGTCGAAATGACTGAAAAAATGATTCAAGAAGAGCAAGAATACCTTGATGAACAAAGCACAGACCCTCTAATTGATCTAAAACAACAAGAAATTAACTTAAAAGCAATGGATAATGAGCGAAAAGCTAGTGTTGATAGTGCAAAGTTAGAATTAGATGCTGCAAAATTACAGCAAACAGCTAAATTAACGCAAGATAAGATAGATTCACAAGAAGATATTGCACAATTACGTGCAAATGTTAATTTAGAAAAACAAAATGACAAGCGCGACACTTAGATTACAGGAATATTTTAACGAATTGATGAACTTTGCAGATACAGGGGTCACAAATCAAGAAGAGCAGATACTTTTAGCGGGTGCAATGATGGCGGTAGCTAAAATGCTGTATCATAATAATCTTTCGGAACATGAATATAACAATATTATGGATCATAACGGAAGGGACTTGCTAAATCTGTTAAAACCCACTATACATTAATGAGGAGATAACCATGGCATTCAAAAGACCAAAGAAAAAAGACAAGAAAAAAATAGATAAGGATAAACTATTTAAAAAATTAATTGAGGATTTGAAAAAGAGAAAACTCGGACCTTTTCGTGATAAAACTCCAGAAATGAAACCAATGCCTTACAGACCAGGGAAAGATAAAATGCCAAAACCAAAACCAATGCCATACAAACCAGGGAAAGATAAAGAAAAAATGAAACCAGTTCCTTTGGCAAAGGGTGGTTTTCCAGATTTAAGTGGTGATGGTAAAATTACTAAAAAAGATATTCTTATGGGCCGTGGTGTAATTAAAAAGAAACGTGGTGGACCAGTGGATTCTCCGAAGAAGAAGAAAAAGAAAACTAAAAAAGGTGGTCTTTTAGCTATTGGAATTGAAATAATTAAACCTAAACCAATTTCTGCTGCTAATGGTGGCGACGTAAATGGTTTGAAAAAAATGGGTATGAAAAAAGGTGGTCTAGCAGGTAGACTAGCTAAACGTGGTTATGGAAAGGCAAGAACATGAAATTTAAAAATGCAAAAATGACTATTGTCCCTCAAAAAAATCCGTTTCCAAACACTAAAGTAGCTTCAACAGCAGAGCAGGTTTTCTCTCCTTTTGTAGTGAAACAGAATAAAGGAAGTGGACCACAAGGGCAGACAAGCAAAGCTCAAATTAAAAAGGTAGCTTTCAAAGGCGTAAAATAGTATAATCCCAAACTTAACAAAGGAGGTTTTATGAACCTATTAAAAGATCTATGGTCACATATTAAAGAGTGGTCGGATTGGAAAATGAAGGATTGGATCAAGGCGGCTATTGTAGCTA